TCTCTCCTCTTCATCTTCCCATTCTTCGTCATCTTCCTCCTCTTCATCTTCTTTATTATCATTTTCTTCTTGTAAACTACTATCACTATTTTTCTCAGAACCTGAATCAAATACTTCTCCATCCAAATCACCATCATTTGTATGTGATGAACGAGATGAACATGTTGAGTTAGATTTTAATGTTACCTGATGATCCGCTACTAATGATACATTTGTAATATCAATTAGGTCCAAAGATAAGTCTTTCAATTCATTCAAGTTAATTGAATTATCTTCATCAAAAACATTTTCAAATATTTCATTATCAACTGATTTTAGAGATTTTAAACTAATATTATTACCTATAGTTAATGGTTTTAATTTTTTTTGTTCTTGTTGAAATAAGTCTTCATAATCATCAATTTTAAATAATATATTTTTATTTTTGTTAAAAAAATCTGAGTTATTTAGATAATCAATATCATCAAAAACATTAATTTTAAATTCATTTTTAATAGCCAAGAAAGAACCATAATAATCAACTCCATGTGTAAATCTATATGTATTTCTTAATTGACTTGATAAAAATAAGAATAAACCATCAACATAAGCTGAATTATTAACATCAATAAATTTAGAATTACAATCTTCTGTATTAGAATTTAATTTTGGTAAATTAAATAACTTTTGATTTGTAATATCATATTTACCAACCATATATTTATATGGGTCTAATAAAGGAGCCATTTTAAAGAATATTTCTCTATCTTTCACCTTATTTGTATCTATATTTTTTATTCTACACATAAAAAGATTATCATTATCTTCAATTTTTCCTTCAGTATTTATATTTGATATAAACCATTTATTTTTTAGATTAATACCATTATAATTTGTATCATTTAAGTTAAAAAATCGTGTGTAAATTGGTATATAATTTTGAGTTTTGGAGAGAAAAAGTAAAGTCGGTTCTTCAAAACGTTTAAATAGCTCATTGTTTTTCCTTTTTTGATAATTAATAGTTATCATCTTTAGTCAATTAAAATATAAATTAAATGTATTTTAAACTTATTATTTCATTAATATGTTTTATTATATTTCTAAAAGGTTCCTAATAAATATATTCACTCATTCGTTTATTTTAGGAAAAATTCAATAGCGTTCAATTTTTATTATATTTTCTTTTTAAAATATTATAGAAATGAGTCTAGAACTTAAAAAATTTGATATGAAAAGTATTCAATTTAAAGCAACTGAAAATAAAGGACCTGTTGTGGTTTTAATTGGTAAACGTGATACTGGTAAATCATTTTTAGTTAGAGATTTATTATATTATCAACAAGAAATTCCTATTGGAACAGTCATATCAGGAACAGAAGAAGGTAATGGATTTTATGCTAAAATGGTACCTCGATTATTTATTCATAATGAATATAATTCAGCTATTATTGAAAATATATTAAAACGACAAAGAACTGTATTAAATCAAGTAAAAAAAGAAGTAGAAACGTATAAAAGGTCTTCAATTGATCCTAGAGCATTTGTAATTTTAGATGATTGTTTATATGATAATACATGGGCTCGCGATAAATTGATGCGTTTACTTTTTATGAATGGGAGACATTGGAAGGTAATGTTAGTTATTACTATGCAATATCCATTGGGTATTCCACCAACATTAAGAACCAATATTGATTATGTTTTCATTCTTCGAGAGAATTATATAGCAAATAGAAAACGTATTTATGATAACTATGCTGGTATGTTCCCAACATTTGAGTCTTTTTGTCAAGTTATGGATCAATGTACTGAAAATTATGAATGTCTTGTAATTAATAATAATTCAAAATCTAATAAATTACAAGACCAAGTATTTTGGTATAAAGCTGATAATCATAATGATTTTCATCTTGGTTCTAAAGAATTCTGGGAATTGTCCAAAGGACTACCTGATGAACAACAAGAAGAGCAATATGATCCTTCTAAGACTAAAAAGAGAGGTGCTGGACCTAAAATCAGTGTTAAAAAAACTAATAAATGGTAAATAATATTTTTTATTAATTTATAATATTATTTACTTTAACAATCATCAAATGAAATTGTTACTGGATATTTTATATAACAATAATCTCTCCAGTTTGTATTTGAATTATTTACTTCACACCAATCAAATAAAAATTTACCAGAAGAAATCTTAACTGGAAATGGTTCCCATAGATTATATTTAAATCTTAATAAAAGATTCATTATACCCATTTCATTTGTTCTACATAAAGTATAAGTATTCATTGCTTCTATCATTTGATTTTTATCACATAATCTTAAAATATTGGTATCATAAATCCAAATACAATTAAAAAAATAATTCTCATTTACACCCTTGAAGATTTAAAACCGCACCCCTAACTATTTTTATATTTTTCTCAAAATAATATAGATATCATTAAAGAAAGTTTCCATTTGATATTTTACACGTGTATCTAAATATTTATAACAAGTAGAAATAATATAACAAATTTTCATAATTGTAATATTATTTAATTTTTAAATACTAATTAATAAACTTTATTTTTTAGCAAATGGACCAGACTTTAATTGACTTTGTCCATAGTCACTCTTTCCAACAACAATATTTTCACCTTCAAACAATTCCTTACAAATATCAGCAGTTGAAATATTATCTTGTTCACCTAAAGCAAACTCTTTAGTACTAGCATTATTTACACCAACCAAGTTGCCATTTTCATCAAGAGTTTGAGATAAAGTGTTACCAGATTTTTCAGCATTTTTTATATTTTCTTCGATAGCCTTTTGTTTAGTTTCTTTAACACGTTGTTCAAAAGCAGTCTTAGCATTAGCTTCATTCTTTTGTTTTTCATGCATTAATTGATTCAATTCCTCTTCCATATATTCAACACGACCTGTCTTGTATGCTTCAGGATCCCAAGGCATCCACATACCAACAGGACCAACCATGATATCATGATTAGGATCAATTTCTCTAAGCATTTTACATCTTAGCTCTGCTTCTTCTTGAGTAGGATAAACTCCTCTAATCTTTAGACCTCTTGTGCTTGTCTGAAAATTGTTCTCAATATCAAATTTCTTTTGAAGTTCATCTTCATGATTATCTAAATATGTTTTATAATCATCACTCAAATTAGATTTAGCTAAATTATTTTTCTCCTCTTGAACAAACTCTTTAAAATCGTTATTTAGATCTTCAAATGATATATTGTATTTAAAAGAAATAAAGTTTGTAAATTGTAAAAATTTTTCCATAGACTTATTGAATTCCCAGTTCTTTAGGAATTCTTCAAAAAAGAAAATTTCCTTTTGCTTTAGGATTTTTTCTGGAGAACAAAAAGACATACACACAAATTTTTGATTAGCGATAGGCTTATCTTCTTCTAACAAATCGACATACTTAGGATTTTCCTTGCCATTTTGTTGTTTTCTCTCAAAACCGCTTTTTTTAGATTGTTTAGATTTAGAACGATCCATTTTAATTAATTAAATTATTTATTTTTAAGTTTTTTATCGCAATAATAATTTTTTCTTAACATTTAATATAATGAACGGATTAATAAACGTTAGTGAACTTGTTAAGAGAATTATCAAGTATCTTGTTGAAGGTTTGATGGTTGCTATTGCCGCTTATGCTATTCCTAAACGTTCTTTGAATATTGAGGAAATTGTTATGATTGCTTTGACTGCTGCTGCTACATTCAGTATTCTTGATACTTATGTCCCATCTATGGGTATAACTGCTAGATCAGGAGCTGGTTTCGGTATCGGTGCCAACTTGGTCAAATTCCCTGGTGGATTTTAAATAACATAATATATTTAAATCTAATAATAATATATTATGGCAAAACGACATACTAGATATAGAAGACAAAGAAGAAATAGACATAGAACAATGAAAGGTGGTGCATTCACTGAACAAGAATTACAACAATTACAAAATTATGATTTTGCTCCAAATCAAATCTCTAGTTTACAAGCACTAGGAGTTTCTATTAATGAAATTATACAAAAAATACATACTATACAAAATAGCGGTTCTTCTATTGCTCCAGATGATATTCCTGAACAAGTAGTAATTGAATTATTAAACGAACATATTTTTGAAAATCCAAATGCACAACATTTAGATGCTATTCCACATGTGAATGATTTAGACCAATCGTTTCAATCACAAGGAACTATGGATATAGATGAATTAAATACTAGCCAAGGAACTATGAATCTAGATGAATTAAATTCAAGTAGAATGTCTGGATATACAACAAGTGAATCTGATGATGAATTTGGTGGAAGACGACGTAAGAAAATCACAAAGAAAAGACGTGGCAAAAAATCAAGAAAAACACGAAAACAACGTGGTGGAATGTGTTTTGGCAATGGAGTAGGAGCTAATAGTTATGACCCTAATTATTCAATTTATAATACTAACATGCTTAAACTTTTTCCTTATAAACCTTAATAAAATTATTTACACCCTTGAAGATTTAAAATGGCACGCTTAATATAATTTTTATATATTTATTATATGAAGCATAAAAGTCCTGATTATAAATTATCTGCCGTTAATTATTACTTAAACCATGATGTCGATGGTTAGGGAAAATCCAAAACCATACAAAACTGGGAACATTATAGTCCATGGACTGATTTGTTGTAAGAACGGATGCGGTTATTGGAATAGAGATGTTAATGGATCTACAAATATTTATAAAATTGCTTATAATGCGATAAATAATAAGGAAAGACCAAATTATTTATCAAGAAGCAAGAATTTATCAGGTAGTTTAGACGAACTACTAAAACCAAAATTTACACGCTCTGTGAAGGGCAAACCTTATTGATTTTTTTGGCATTAAGCGTGCCATTTTAAATCTTCAAGGGTGTAAAGAATATGGTATATGTTAAAATTAAATAGTAGGTATAAATTCCCAATCTAATTCTTGACAAATCTTTTTCCATATGATATCTTGTTCCATTCTTTTTTCTGGATCTTTTAACATTGGAAAATGCTCTAAATATTTTTCTTCACCCAATAGTTCACAAAGCTTATATGCTGTATAATAATAATTTAAAAAATTAACGCGATCATCTGGGCAAAATTTAGAATAAGGTGCTTGGAGTTCAACAAATAGATTACATAAAGTTTCCTCTAATTCTGGAGACATAATTGGTGGTTTAATACCGAGTTTATCTTTTATAAATGGTATGTGTTCATAATATTTATTGTATCCTAATTTTTTTAGAATTTCTTTAGTTTTTATATTAGTTATTTGATATAATTCGATTCTTTCTTTTTTAATTTGTAATTTAATATTTTCAATAACATCTAAAGGTATTTGAGTTGTTTCTTTACCTTGAAATTGTGCTAATATTTCTTTAAAATGATTTATACGTTTATAAGCATAAAAACAAACCTCTTTTGGTGGTTCTTTATATGATGGTTTTTCATTTTCAATAAGATATGGTATACTTCTCGAACACATATTACAAATCATTATACCTTCTTCTTCAAGTGGTATTAATTCACCTTTATGACATACTTGACATATATCTGTTTGATATACATAATTATTGATATCTAAAAAATCATCACTAACATTACTTAAATATTTTAAAACAATATTGTTATTATCTTTTTGAATTAAATTAATTTCATTATCAATATCTTCTTTTATTTTGAAAAATTTATTAACAGCATTTGATTTATTAGAGTTGATTTGTGGTTTTGTTCCACTTGAAATATTTTTTTTATTTTCAAAATATTCAAAAATATATTTTGAATTACCAAGTAAATAATCCTTTTTTTTATTTTGTATTTCTTTTATAGTTCCTTTTAATTCTGAAATTTTATCTGTAATCTCAAGTTTTTCTTCTATAGAAAGAGTTTCATTTTCGTGTTTTAATTTTTGTTTTAAATTATATATTTCACACTTATAATCTAAAATAGTATCTTCATCTAGTGAAAATTCATGTAAAAATTCCTTATGCTTTGTATCGAGAGTAACTGCCGATTTTTTGTTGAATTTTATCTTTTTATTTGATTTTGGTTTAAAAGACAACATAATTCCTTTAATATTAAAAACAATTTTTATTTAATTTGTAATATAGAGAAATTATTTATTTAATTTAACTGAAAATTAAAATTGAAAAGATTTTAAAAACAATTTATAATATTATAAATAAAAAATGAGTCAAATATTTGATACTATGTTTATAAAGCGTTTCTGTTTGCCATCTGATTCTGATATTTCTTTGTTTGAGAATGGAGAATCAAAAATTTCATCATGTTTGTGCGGAAATTATAATCATGCTGCTTGTATTTTACAAGGGAAATTGTCAAAAGGGAAAGATTAATATCTTAAGTTTTGGATTTAATAAAACAGGTGATATTAAAGGTAACGAACCTGGAATTCATGCTGAACATGATGTTATTAATAAATTAAAACCATTATATAGAAAGAAAAGATTAGAATCAATAAATTTATTAGTTATAAGATTTTCAAAAAATAATAAACTACAAAATTCAAAACCATGTGCTAATTGTATTCAAACTATGAAAACCTTACCATTTAAAAAAGGATATAGAATTAAAAATATATATTATTCGAATGATAATGGAGAGATTATTAAAAGTAATTTAAAAATTTTAGAAAAAGAAGAATTACATTACTCTAGATTTTATAGACAACAAAAAGTAAATACATAATAAGTTTAAAGATAATTAAACTTTTATTTAAATACATTAATGGAATTTAAAATTAATCTAGACTCCTTAAAAGATTTAGAAAATGAGGATTTAAAGATAGACGCAAAAAAATTCCAAAAAATGCTTCTACTTTTTAATTCTATAGAAGAAGGTTGGTCTGTTAAAAAACGAGGTGATTCTTATGTCTTCTCTAAGAATCACGAAGGAAAAAAGGAAGTGCTAGAGAACGCATATTTATTAAAATTTATGAAGAACAATTTAGATTTGAATAAAATTTTTTCTTAGATAAAAAATAAAATAAAATTAATTAAATATTTAATTAATTAAATTAATTAATTTAATTTCTGAAAATTTTTTTCTTTAGCCATATTATAAAATGGGAGGTGGATTAATGCAACTCGTAGCTTATGGCGCTCAAGATGTTTACCTTACTGGTAATCCTCAAATTACTTTCTGGAAAGTTACTTATCGTAGGTATACTAACTTTGCCATCGAATCAATCGAACAAACTTTCAATGGTCAAGCTGATTTTGGACGTCGTGTCCAATGTGTCATCTCCAGAAACGGAGATCTTGCTTACCGCACTTATTTACAAGTTACTCTTCCTGAGATCAACCAACTTATGGGTCTCGGAAACTACACAACTGGACAAAACACCGGTGTCTATGCCCGCTGGCTTGATTTCCCTGGTGAGCAATTGATTGCTCAAGTTGAAGTCGAAATTGGTGGTCAAAGAATCGATCGTCAATATGGTGATTGGATGCACATCTGGAACCAATTAACCATGACTTCTGAACAAACTCGTGGTTACTTCAAGATGATTGGTAACACCACTCAACTTACCTTTATCACTGATCCTTCTTTCTCTGATGTCGAATCCCCTTGTGACTCCTTGGCTCCTCGTCAAGTTTGTGCTCCTCGTAACGCTCTTCCTGAAACCACATTGTACGTTCCTCTTCAATTTTGGTTCTGTACCAACCCTGGTCTTGCCCTTCCTTTGATTGCTCTTCAATACCACGAAGTCAAAATTAACCTTGATATCAGACCTATTGATGAGTGCTTGTGGGCTGTTACCACATTGAACTGCAATACTAGTCCTTATAGTGGTGCTAGTGGTCAATACACAGTTGGACGCCCTGTCCCTGCTACTATTGCCTATAACCAATCTTTGGTTGCTGCTTCACTCTACGTTGACTATGTCTTCCTTGACACTGATGAACGCCGCAGAATGGCCCAAAATCCTCATGAGTACTTGATCACTCAACTTCAATTCACTGGTGATGAATCAGTCGGTTCCTCATCCAACAAGATTAAGTTGAACTTCAACCATCCTGTTAAGGAGCTCATCTGGGTTGTCCAACCTGATCAAAACGTTGATTACTGCTCATCCTTAACCTGTGATGCTCTTTTATTCAAGGTTCTTGGTGCTCAACCTTTCAACTACACTGATGCCATCGATGCTCTTCCTAATGCTATCCATGCCTTCGGTGGTCCTGCTGCCTTAGCTGCTGACTCTCGTGCTTACATTGATGCTCGTGGTCTCTTCCAAGATGCTGGTGCTCTTGACTACCAACCTGCTTATGAATTCCCTGGATTCACTGGTTACTGGCATGGACCTTCCAACCCTTACAACCAATCTAACCTTGGTGGTGTCCAAAACGTCTTGAACACTTCTGGTCTTGATCCTTCCACCCTTGCTGCTCTTAGTGATGGAACTAACTCTCCTCACCTTGATAACTCCGGAGTTTCTGATGCTGGTACTTTCGTGATCTCTGAAACCTCTTTGGATATGCATTGTTGGGGTCAAAATCCTGTTGTTACCGCTAAGCTCCAACTTAACGGACAAGATCGCTTCTCTGAGCGTGAAGGATCCTACTTCTCTTGGGTTCAACCTTACCAATCACATACCCGCAATCCTGATGAAGGTATTAACGTTTACTCATTCGCTCTTCGCCCTGAGGAACACCAACCATCCGGAACTTGCAACTTCTCCAGAATTGATAACGCCACTTTACAACTTGTTCTTTCCAACGCTACAGTTGAAGGTACCAAGACTGCTAAGGTCCGTGTCTATGCTACCAACTACAACGTTCTTCGTATCATGAGTGGTATGGGTGGTCTTGCTTACTCCAACTAAACGATTCATCGTCTGGTTATTGTTATTATTATTTAATAATTAATCTTATAAATTTAATTATTAAAAAATTGAATTAAAAATAATATAAATACATTATTTATATTTATGCATAAAATATGACAGAATCCAACGAGTATTATACATTTTATTTTAAAATTGTTTACACAGAGAGAACATTTTATTTTACATTCAATCCCAATATAACAATAAAAAATTTTATTGAAGAAATGAAATATAATATGCGCGAGGTTGAACCTAATTATAATATTGAAATTATT